ACAATTTGCATTTAATTATCAATACAATTTAGGAGAATTACATGTCAGAACAATCTGATTTCCAGAAATCATTCTTTGCTAAAGGTACTGGAGGAACGCTTTTTACGCAACGCGAGTTTGATGACGCACTAGCCGAGGCAAAAGCTGAACTCATCGTTCATGCAATTGAAGCTACAAAATACGCCGTAGTTATTGAGCGTGAAGAGTGCGCAAAGATTTGTGATAAGTGGTCTATTGACCTCATGGACGGTAACTTCAACACTGTTGCTGAGGAGATCCGTAACCGCATTCCTAGCCAACATATCTAGGAGCAGCTATGAAGCTAAAACCAGAATCAATTCGTAGGCGTATGGACTTTAATGATTTAATGGATAAATACGCGCTACGAATTCAATTGAAGGTAGACCAGAAATTTGAAGACAGGAATCCAGAAGAAATACCGATTGCCGCATGGGTTTATGTTTTTAGTGATAGGGACGTGGAGAACTTTATGGATCATATTGTAGAGTTTACTTACGATGAAACTTTCAAAATGATAAAGAGAAACGTAGAGGCATTATGAAGAACTTTTTATTTATGATAATCTTTTTTACGATTGGTTATCTCTCAGGTAATTCAAGCTGCTACGCTCAGAACAATGTTCAAGGAGCGATGCAGTATCTGAATCAGTTCGGTCAGCCAGTGGGTTCAGTTATGCCTATCGGTAACTCTCAGGTCGTTCTGAACCAGTATGGGCAACCCGTTGGATTTATTATTCCCAGCGTGCCTATGCCTGCTCCGTTACCTATGCCTACCGCTTTACCCACTTTACCTTTAATGCCAGTCCTAGGAGCTATTAAATGATTTACTTAATTTATATTCTACTCGTGCCGATTAGCCTAGTGCTAACTTTAATTGCCTACGTAATTGCACCAATCCTACCTGTATTTGCAGTTCAAATGGACGGATGGTTACTCAATCATTCAGTCTGGGGAATTGGTCCGCGCCTGCCTACTTGGCTCAATTGGTTTATGACTCCTGACAACAGTCTTGACGGAGACCAGACGTTTCAAGAGATCAATGGTCGTAGTTATTGGTCTAAAGTAAAGTGGCTCTGGCGTAATCCCGCATATTCTTTTGCGCTGCGTTATGTAAACACTCCGTACTACACAAAGGTTCGCGGCGATAAAACAATCAAGGACAATGACAATGCAAAAGAAGGTTGGTGCCTCGTTAACGCGAACGGACTATTTCAATTTCGTTATGTTAAGCGTATTGGTTCTACCTCTCGCTGTATTTATGTTAATTTTGGCTGGAATGTTATGGGTCTTGTGGATGATAATATGCCTATCAAACCTGATAGCTGGCAAGCAACATTTGTGTTCTCACCTAGGATTTCAGGATTCAGATGATACAGCCGATTAGACCAGTATCTCCTATTTACCCTACGCATAATAAACAGCCGCCTAAGGATAGAAAATGAGTGACAATCACGGAAGAAAAAGCGACAATCCGCGCCCATTCAGTATTGACTTAGAGAAGTTTGATAAGCAATTTGAATCTATATTTGGTAAAAAAGAAGTTCGTAAGTACTGCACAACTTGCGGTAAGTCTGACAGTTGGTGCACCTGCAAAAAGGAAAATCATGACTGATTACCGCCTACCTGAGAACCGCCTTGAATACTTTAAGGCGTTATACACTATGAACCTTGATTACAAAGCACATCCAGGATTGGTGTATCTCTACATGCCTGCGCTCAAGAAGTATTATGGCTGGACGGATGAGCAGGCTCTTTGGTTTGCGACTATTAATGGGCACACTCAAAACCCAATTACTAGCTTAAAGATCATGGAGTTTATACCTGAGATTCCTGAAAGCGATGTTGAGTGGAGAGCCGCGCATGCTCGCTTTAACAATGACTGGACTACTTTGAGTTTTGATTCTGACCGTAATAAGCAGAAGAAAGACACAATGAAAGGTCTCTATTCATATGCGCAGTTAGTCAAGAAGCACGGCTCGCAAGTCAAGCTCTGGAGCGATGCTAACTATGAATCACTATGGGCAAAGGCTAATAGCATTGTTAGCTTTGGACGACTGTCTACTTTCTCTTATCTTGAGTACATAAAAATTAACGGATACGGCTCTGATTGCACTACTTTGATGTTTAATGACTTTGACGGCTCGCGCTCTCATCGTAACGGCATGCTGTTTTTACTCGGAGCAGATGAGTATGTATTTGATAAGCGTCAGCCTAATTCACATTCAGGTAAGTATGATGATTTTGAGGCTATGTGTGATGGTTTAGAAATTAGAGCTGCTCAATTAATCAGAGGTATTAAGCCGCATCCTGACCTCGGTCGCTTTACGTTTGAGTCATGCCTGTGCCAATTCAAAAATGGATTCTTTAGCCGTCGGTACCCAGGAGTATATGCAGACATGGGTCTTGACCGAATCAAGTGGTATGACTCACGAGGTTTTGAACGCCTGACTGAACCTTTCAAAGCTATTCGCGCTCAATATTTACCAGATTGGCTTAGGGAAGAATGTGAAGTAAAAGTAACACCACGTGCTGAAAAAGCGGCAATGTTTGCTGAAACTGGCGTGCCGTTCCGCGCTGAACATATACTGGAAAACAAATGAAATCAAATAAAAAGAATATCAGTCAACAATCATTAGAATCCTTAGTGATTGCCCTCATGCAATGTAAAGATGAAGATGGGATTCTATTGAACATTAGTCCCGCGACAGCTTTTCAAGATTGGCTCTTAAATGAATATCCTGAAACAATACGTAACATGTGGAAAAGACAACACGCATTTGAAGTGCCCGCAAAATATTGAGCTATAATTTCAACTCAATAACCGAATAAAGGAAACACATGAACGTAATTCTATCACTCCGCGGAACTAGCGGTTCTGGAAAAACCACTGTAGCCCGTAAGTTCTTGACGGATTACCCCTGCTCAGCAATAATAGACCCCAACGGTAAAAAGAAACATTGGGGGTATCATGTTGACCTCAGCAGTGAGGGAATTACTCAGCCGCTTTATGTGATTGGTAGTTATCAAAATACTTGCGGAGGTACAGATGGTATCAGTACTCAAGAGGAAATTGCAGAACGAGCCTTGGCTGCTCATCCTAGGGGTCATGTTCTGCTTGAAGGTTTGTTACTCTCAAAAGTGGGTCCAGGAGCAATCACAACACAGATGCTTAAACCAACGGGTTCATACGTCGCGGCTATCCTTGATACGCCCCTCGCAACTTGCCTACAGAGAGTGCAAGCGCGTAGAGATGCCCGTGGGGAAACAAAGCCGTTCAATCCAGCGAATACTGTAAGCGCACATAAATCTACTTATGACGCTTGCGTTAATTTGCATAATGCAGGTGGAGTAAAAATTATTACAATAGATCACACCGATGCCTTTAATGACACTCTAGAAGTTATCAGAAAGGCAGAGAATGGCACTCTTTAATGAATTGGTTGAGTTTGTTAATGAACGAGAACAAATGCGCCTAAACAAGGAGAAATCATTTCTACCGCCATATACGCTTGATCCAATACTCGCTAAGTATCGGTTCTGTAATGTGCGTCGTAGGGATGACAGGGTAAGTAAGTGGCTCCTAACTTATTACTATAAGAATGTTCAAGGTGACGTATGGTTCCGCGCCCTGTTAGCTCGTTTGATTAATTGGCCACCGACCCTGCTTTACCTTATGGATAACCTCGTGATTCCCCGCCGCGCTGAGGAGTTTAATCCTTACTTGTTTATTGAGGCGATGAAGCATCTAGAATCCAAAGGTGAAAAGGTATATAGCTCTGCTTATATTGTTTACCCAACGATGGTCAAAGGTAACACAAAGTCTGTAAACCTCGCGGAGTATATTATTGCGCCAATCATCAAGATTGCACCGCAGATTCGCGGAGCTATTGCTTCGGGTTCAATCAAGCATACTACTAATGCGTTAGCTACTTCATTCGGTATTCAAACCTTTATAGCTGGGCAAGTGAGTTCAGATTTGAGCTACCTGCGCGGTCAACTAGACAACGCTATAGATTTATATTCATGGGCACCAATGGGTCCAGGCAGTCAGCGTGGGTTGAATAGGTTGCATGAACGCACTATTAGTAAAAAGTTTACTGAGGAAAGATTCAATCAGGAATTAACAGAGATCCGTTCAATCTTGATTGATTCAAATAATAAATTAAAAGATTTAACCCTGCATGATTGTCAAAACATCATGTGTGAGTTTGATAAGTATCAAAGAGTAGTAAAAGGAGAGGGTAAGCCTCGTCAGAATTACAAACCAACAACAGAATTTTAATAAAGGAAATAACATGGAAATACGTTCTATCAACGTAAATGAATTATTTACTGATATGCTCTGGCGTTTTAAAACCTCAGGTGTAAAGGTTCAAACTCGTAATGGTCCTGCTTTGCGTATTGATGAACCAGTGCTGACTACAATCATCGAGCCGACTGAGCGCGTATTGTTCTTTGCTGAACGAGACGCGAATCCAATCTTTCACTTAATGGAATCAATCTGGATGCTCGCGGGACGTGATGACGTAGAGTTCCTGAAGCAGTTTAATTCTACCATTGGGCAATTTAGTGATGACGGCGTAAGATTCAACGCGGCGTATGGACACAGGATGCGTAAGCACTTTGGATTTGACCAACTCAAAGAGGTTATCAAGCACCTCAAGACTGATTCTAATTCCCGTCAGGCGGTTATTCAACTCTGGGATGCATCTGACTTCAACAAAAGCACAAAGGATAAAGCCTGTAATACGCAGTTAGTATTTGCTGTTGTGAACGGATGTGTTGATTTGACAATCTTCAACAGGAGTAATGATTTCTGGTGGGGATACTGCGGGGCGAATCCAGTTCACTTCAGTATGATTCAAGAGTTTGTAGCGATTGCGCTTGAGCTGCCAGTCGGTCAATACTTTACGGTGAGTAACAATCTACATCTATATACTGAACTCTACAACGCGCAGCCGTATGTAGAAAATCCGCCGAGCAGTGAAGTATTTGATGCGTATTCAAACGGAGTAGTCAAGCCTAGTGTTTTGTATCAAGGTGATTGGGAACTATTCCTAACTGAGTGCGAGGCGTTCTGCAACGATCCATTCAAGAAAGGCGGATTCGTTAATCCCTTCTTTGAGTTTGTAGCGCAGCCGATGGCTATGGTAGCGTATGAGCGTAAGCACAAGATTAGCGATGGTTCATATTGGGTAGATAAGATTTCAGCATCTGACTGGAAGTTAGCTACTCAGATCTACATCATGAACAGGGAGAAAAAGAAATGAGCAACTTATCTGAAATAAAACTCACTTTCACCTGCACCATTGCTACATATCATAAAGAATCAATCATGAAGGGGCGATTAGCATTTATGGATAACTTCAATGAAGCTGTCAATAAAAGTCTATGCGCTCCTTATATGGTAGGAATGGTCGGCAATTCTACATTGGTGCTAGAAGGTGAAACAGGATGAACCTTGAAAAAGCATTGCAATACAATAAAGGTTTTAATGATTGTTTACGTATTTTTGTTGATAAGGAAACAGGTATGAGTGCGAATGACAGGCAGGTAGGCGGTAAGCATTATAAAAAAGGCGGAGAGCAACATTGGGATAGAATCTATCGTTTATACGGTAGAGGTTATTTTGTAGGTTGCGCTACTAAGTATCTTGAGCGGTTTCACCTCAAGAACGGACGGGAAGACTTAGAGAAAGCAATTCACTTTATTGAAAAGCTAAAAGAGTTAGAGTATCCCGTGCAGGCTCTTGACGGCGGTCCAACAGAACGCTATGTAAACCAAGATTAATGGGGACTATTGTTTTTGATACTGAAGTTGCCCCAAACATGTTTCTATTAATGGGTAAGATTCTTGAGAGCGGAGAATACTTCGGTATCTGGGGAGATGAGGAGGATGCTCGTGAGCGCATCAAGTCTCTTTTCAAATCAAAAAACACATTCATTAGCTTCAACGGGGCGCGGTTTGACATGCCCGTCATCAGTTACTTTTTGTCTGGGCATTCTACGTCTGAAACAAAAGGCTTCGGGGACATCATTATTCACCAGAACTTGATGCCGTGGGATGCTGAAAAGCAGTTTGGCTTCAAGATACCGATGATTGACCATATTGACTTGATTGAAGTTGCCCCTAGTTTTGTGAGTTTGAAGACGTATGGCGCACGCATGAACATGCCACTCATTCAAGACCTACCATTTGAGCATACTGAGGTTATTCCTGAGGAAAGCCGACCAATGGTTTGGACATACTGTCAGAACGATTTAGACACGACTGAAGAGCTTTATAACAGGCTGCAAGGGCAACTCCAGCTACGCGTAGAGATCAGTAAGGAATACGGCTTTGATGCCCGTTCTAAATCTGATTCGCAGGTAGCTGAGCAAATGTTTATCAAACGCCTAGGTATAAAGCGTAGTAAGGCAAAGATACCTGAAAGCGTACGGTATATAGTTCCACATTTTATTAACTTTAAACGCGCTGACCTTATTGAATTAACAAGAAGGATGTCAGAGCACGTATATGAAGTTAAGCAGTCAACGGGGCACGTAGAGTTACCTGCCTTTCTGAAGGAAGACCTCGTAACGATAAACAATGGTATATATCAGATGGGCGTTGGAGGTCTTCATTCACAACACGATAGAAAGGTTTGCCATGTTACTGATGATGATTATCAAATTGTTGATTATGATGTTTCTAGTTATTATCCTTCTATTCTGCTTAATTGCAATCTCATACCTGTTAACACTGGTACAACCTTTATTGATGAGTATCGCAAAGTGTTCGAGAGACGATTAGAAGGTAAACGTCAAAAGAACATGGTAATTGCAGATTCATTACGTATTGCATTGAACGGAACATTCGGTAAAACAGCTAGTAAGTATTCAGCACTGTATTCTCCCGACGTTATGATTAATATTACTCTGACGGGTCAGCTTACTCTTTTAAACTTAATTGAGACTTTAGAGGACAATGGTATTCAAGTTGTTTCAGCCAATACCGACGGAATCATGCTTAGGCATAGACGTAATGAAGTCACAAAGGTTCACAACATTGTAAAAGAGTTTAGTGAACTCACAGGCTTTATATTTGAGGATACACCGTATAGAGTAGTAGCATTGAAGGACGTGAACAATTACTTTGCAGTCAAGCAGGATAGATCAGTCAAGATTAAAGGTATCTACAGCGCACCGACTCTAAGTAAGAACCCAACCGCGCCCGTAGTCTCTAAAGCAGT